CCGATTACATCAGCATTGACTGTTCCGTAAGCCATGATTTATCCTTATTCGTACAAGATGTTGATTGAGCCATTGGTAAATACGTCTGTTCCGTTTGTAGTTGCAAGAGCGACTCTATCTAATGTTCCACTTAAAGTTACAGTAGAAGTTGCGTAGTTAAGTTCTGTGCCAGATGAATTTGAAGTAATCGCTGTGCTTGATGTGCCAATCCAAATATTAGAACCAATATTTGTCCATATCGCAGTTCCGGTCCAAAGATAAGAAGCAGAACTTAGGTTTACAACACCCAAACCTGTTTGAATTGTTGAGCTTGCAACAGTATTTCCTGATATGTACGCTTGCGCACCACCGTATCCTGAAGTTTTTAAACTACCACTACCAATTTGGGATTCTATTCCGCTTGAACCATTTGTGCCAACTGCAAAAATCGTAAGAGTAATTCGTTTAACCCAACTAGGAATTCCTGTAATAGAAACGCTTGTACCCGATGTAGAAGCTACGGCAGTTCCGCTAACAATATTAGTAGAAACGCCTTGAACTGCGGCTGTTCCTGTACCAGCGGGTAATGTAATAGTATTTGTACCAGCTACGCTTGGGGCAGCTAGGGTAATTGCCCCGCTTGTATCGCCTGAGATTACGATTGAACTCATTGTTTATCCTTAAAAAACTATCCAGCGTTGACCCGCTGGAATGGTAACTGTTGCGCCCGCATTGATTGTAATTGGACCAACTGATTCGGCATTATAACCTGTAGTTAGTGTATAACTAGTAGTTACAATGGCTTGGTTTTGTACAAAAACTTGGTCTGGGCCACCACCTGTTGCACCTCCGCCAATTTGACTCCAAGCAGTTCCGTTATAGCCTTGAAACTCAGAGACAGATGTGTTGAATCGAATCATACCAACAGCAGCATTGGCGGGCTGTTGTACGGTATTACCAACAGGGATTTCTAATGCGCCGTTGCTTAGTACAATAAGTGTGCTATTAGCACTATCCCACTGCAGGTGTGAGTTTACGTTACTATTTGCTAGTACAGACACAACACTGTTTGCGTTTTTGTAATACAAAATACCATCGGCAGTATTTACCGCCAACTCACCACTGGCCAAGTTTGCCGCGGCGGGCACATGTCCAGCCGTTGGGCTGTAATACATCTGAATTGTAGTATTGCCAGAAGATGCCATGTTTATACCTTTAAGTATTCTAAAACTTCTGATGGTTTTAGAAAGCGTTCATTTTTATGCTCTGTTGCTTCCCACCAAAGAAACTGATTCTTTGCTAGGTGTTCTCTGCCTTTCAGCAAATTAATATTTTCAGGGTGTCCGTATATCAGTGGATCAGAAGGTCCCCACAATACTACACCTTTTATTCCTTCGTCCCAGCCAAGGTGTTGGAAAAAACTATCTACTCCAATCCATGTGCGGCATTGCCAAAGTAATTCCCTTAATGCACTAATCGGCAAGTCAGTTCTAAAATCAGAAACTAACTGTTTTTCGCCCGTTACGCCAACTTGTACAATTGGCTCGTCAATTAATTCAATCAATTCTTCCCAATACGGATAATTCTTGGGATTTTGTTTGCCGTTACGTAGTTTTTGGGCGTATGGTGCTATGATAATCATAGGTATAACTTCCGATACGCGTCTTCTAAACTACCTTGCCACTTCCACTGGTCCATCTTTTTATAGATGTTCCAAATATCAATACCGCCAAACAACTGTTGCGCTTCTGCTATTGGTCTACCTTGAATTACTTCAGGATAGCATGTAAAAACAAGGGGATTGCGAACAGCAGGCAAAACGTGACTAAAGACAATATGATCGCCGAGACCGCAATTAAGAACGACAATAGTATGGTCTTTGTACTTAAGGACATTTCTAAATATTTGCTCATCGTGCTCGTACATCTCCCGCTTTGTCTCACTGCGAATGCCACCTTGTGGGTTCTTCATGTGCCATGTTACTGCGTCAGGCACAACTAAAATCTGATACTTCTTTCGATGCAAACCGTATGTAAACAAGGTTTCTTCTCGATGGGCAACACGCGATAACCCAAGATTATAATCATAGACACCAGCGCGATACAAAAAAGTGCAGTGTAAATGTTCAACTTGTTTGACTCGTTCAATTTTGCCCCACTGGATGTTAGGTTCAGAATCAATGTTATCAATTGTACCAGATACTGCGCTGGTGTCTGGCAAGTAGGGCGGGGTTAACACCGAGCCACCTACCGCACCAACGCCAACATCAAAGTGTTTAATTAAGTTCTCTAGTACGTTAGGCTCTGGTATGGCATCATCATCAACGCGCCAAACTAAATCATAACCCATACTATTTGCTCTTTGGTGGATGTGGTGTTGACCTTTTTTCTCAGCGTACGCCCACTCCCAAGCAATGTTTTTACTATTTAGTATCTGAAAGAAATACTGGTAAATCATTTCGTTGCGCATGTCCTGCGGCTCGTCATTGTCATCAAATATCACTAGCTTATCGGGTAAGCGAGTTTGATTAATGATGGCGTTTAATACGAGCGGTAGTGTGCTGTGATACCTACCCCGAGTTGCTACAGAGCAAAGTATTTTACTCACTAGCAGTCCACCTACAGATCATCAAATTGCAAGGGTTTGTTTCAGTAATATCTTGCGGCGTATCTGTAATTTCACCTTGCTCGTTAATATAATTAAACTCAAAGCTAGGGAAGTGACGCTCATTTAATCCATGCAACTTGTGATGTGGCCCCCAAAAACCCGGCGGCTCATTCATTGGTACAGTAATTAGTAAACGCTTGCAGTGCTTTTTAAACTTTTCAACAATCTCTAAACCTTTGTCAAGGTGTTCAATTACTTCAAAGGCAACGATGGTATCGTACTGCCCCATTTCAAACTGATTGATATCAGCGCTAATAAAAGTATTATTCGCACCATTCCAATTTTGTTCCTTAGCTACTTCTACAATAATCGGATCGTAATCAACTCCAGTGTATTCAATGTCATCTGGAAAAAACTGCCTGCCGTATCCGTTTGTGCAACCTAGCTCAAATATTTTGTTTCCAAGCAAATTCTTTGCTGCCCATTCGTATCTTGTTACTTCACGCGGGAATACTGTATCGCCCTTAAGAAATACTGCTCGCTCCCAGAAGTTTGATAGGCGCCAGCGGTACCATTCAATGTTGTACTTCTTGGCTAACTTTAATGAGTTTAACAAGAAGATGTTATCCCAGCCCTGTACCAGATTGGCGTCGTGCATGGTACCTTCGCCCTTGTGGTAGATTGGAAAACCGCCGGTATATTGCTCACCGTTCCACAGCTTCTCAAATACCTCTAGGACCTTAAATCCGGCTTTCTCAGCTTCAATACAGAACTCGGTGTCCTCACCCCCGCCTACGCCGTACTCTTCGTTTAGAAGCCCGATTTTGTCAAATACTTTTTTGTGTATCATTACACAGAAAAATATTGCAAAATACTTGCCAGCAGGCTCGGATAGACCTTTAATGATACAACTGATGCCACAATTTGGATCACTAAATGGTTTATCTAAAATTTCCAGCCATTGGTTCTTAGGCTGTTCTAACAACACAGTGTCGTTGTTTAGCAGGATAATTTTACCTGCGGTTGCTAACTTAATTCCAGCGTTTGTAGCTTTTGCATAACCTAGTGGGCTGTCATCCCAAGCAATGACTAGGTTAGGGACTGTTGTTTTTACATAGTCTAAATATGCTTTGGTGTTATCTGTACACCCGTTGGCTGACACTACCAGCTCCACGCCAGCAAGGTCAGTATACTTAATAATTGACTCTATGCAGGGTTTTAAGTATTTCTCGCAGTTGTTGTAAGTGGGTATTACTACGCTGTATTTCATGTTTTCCTTTAAGGTTTGTACAAACCTATATTACATCATTACTTATACTAATGCAAAAAAGGCGTTGAAAACTGCCTATGCTACTATTACTAATACGCAAATTCTTAATTAACTGCCATTAAAGAACGCAAAAAAGTTGTAATTTGCTTTTGTTGAGCCACCTGGCGTATATACAATAAATATTACACCTTGTGAGCCAGCACCACCATTATTGGTTACACCAGCAGTTGTAACGTTAGCACCAGTACCACCACCACCATAATTACCACTATTAAGACTAATACCACCAGCCGCTAAACCACCTTTACCACCAGAACCACCAATGGTATTTGCAATATCTATTCCACTACCACCATTACCCGGTGGAGCATTAACACCACCAGCACCACCACCACCAAATGTTCCACTTGCACCGCTAGTTGCTCCACCGCCTGTACCACTAAAATTATTACCACCATTGCCTTGTAATGCGGATGAAGCATTACCACCAGCAGACCCACCACCATTACCACCACCACCACCACCAGCAATATTTCCAGCAGTTGTAGAGCCAAAGCCTGTTCCACCAGCACCACCTATTCCATTAGGGCCACCAGCACCACCACCACCACCAGCACCATATCCTTGTGAAGCTGTAGTTCCAAAAGAACCAGCGCCGCCAGCGCCGCCAGCATAAGTTCCTGTACCACCAGCACCACCAGAAGATGATGGAGTTGTTGTGGCTGTTCCCCTAGAACCGCCACCAGCAGTATTAGTGGTATTAAATGTAGTTGAGCCGCCATTAGCATTTGTTGATGAAGTTCCGATAGTGTACGGAATAGAAGCAGATGGAGTTAATGTTTGATTAGTTAAAACTGTATATCCACCACCGCCGCCACCGCCGCCAGCGGCTCGGTTATTTCCTGAAGCGGCAGAAGTTGCTCCGCTTCCACCAGCACCAATCATGTGAATTGTGTTATTAGAACTATTCCAATCAGAAGGGACAGTCCAAGAAGTGCCTGTGGTTAATATATAGGCTTTGCTTGTTCCAGCTATAAAAGCTATGCCAGCATTATTACCGCCATTGGTAGAGTTTGCGCCAGCATAGACAAGGTAGGGGTTTGAAGCACCTAAAGTATAGGAAAAGTTAATATTTGTAATGGACATATAGTCCATAGATATTGTTGCACTACCCGTATAAACAAAAGTTCTTTGAGCGGCTCCAGTTAAAGTAACTATATTTCCAGCGCTTCCAGAAATACCCCAAGAGGCTAAAGTTATTCCAGAATTAAATGTAATTGTATAAGCGGCAGTTCTAGTGGAGCTTAATGATGCAATAGTGCTATTGTTAAAGTTTAAAATAACACCTGAAGTGCTACTTCCACCACCAATAACTATATTATTAAAAGTTAAAGTATTTGTCTGCCATGTTGGTGCGGCATTAGTCAATAAAATCGTTGATGTATTAGCGTTAAATGTTAATCCAGTTGTTGTTAAAGATGTCCAAGCACCAGCACCAGTTAATGTCCATGTGCTTGAACCCAAAGTTAATGTAGCTGTTCCAGTTCCAGAATAACTAAAAGAAGCTGATGTTAAAGCATAGTTTCCAGAATTAAAAGTTCCATTCGTTAATGTAACACCAGAATTTGTAAAAGCACTTCCTAATGTCCAACCACCACCCACTCCATTAAATGTAGTATTAGCTAATGTTTTATTATTTGTTGTTATTGTGTTGCCAGTAGAGGTAGAAGTAAAAACAATATTAAATGCAGTAAATACAGTAGAACCACCTGAAGGCAAACTTAAACTTGCATTTAATGTGCTTAATGTTCCGCTAAAAGTTAATGCTTGAGTAGCAGTAACAGTCATGTTGTTACAGGTAGCAGAGGATGCTGTAGTTGTTACAGTACCTGTACCTGATGATGTATCAAAAATAACATCATCTGTTGAAGTTGGTGGGCCAACTAGTCCACCAGTACCACCAGAAGTTAATGCCCAGTTGGTTTTAGATGCGCTATTCCAAGTGCCTGCACCACCAACCCAATAGTACGTTGCCATTAGTTAGCCTGTGGCTTAAAGGTTTTACCATCCCAAATATAACCAATGTCACAAAATGGAATTTCTACCAATGTACATCCTTCAGGGGGAATGTCGGTAGGTTCGGCAACAATAATATTTACTACTACATTGTTAGAATCAATAACTGCACAATTAGCCATTTAATTTCCTTATGCTTGTTGAGCCAAAGCAATAACATCCCAAAAAGTTGCCGCAGTATTGTATATGCAACCAACATACAATATTTTGGAAATAGTTGTTGAAGAAGGCAAAGTTGTTCCTACAATTCTATATCCACCGCTTGAAGTTGTCCAAGTCAAAGTTTGTGATGTTCCGTTATCCAATATACGAATAATTAACTTTTGACCATCAACGGGGCTTCCGGTTGGTGCATTGATTGTCAAACCTGTAGCAAGGGCAGTTACTTCATATTGGTCTGTAGTTCCTGCGTTTGGTGTTATTGAAGCCGCACTAGTTGTTGATGTTATTCTTGGTGCTACATAGGTATTTGTGCCAGAGTAACCAGATATGCCACTGTAGCCAGAGATACCAGAGAATCCGCTGTAGCCAGAGATACCAGAGAATCCGCTGTAGCCAGAGATACCAGAGAATCCGCTGTAGCCAGAGATACCAGAGAATCCGCTGTAGCCAGAGATGCCAGAGAATCCAGAAATGCCAGAGTAGCCACTAATACCAGAAAAGCCACTAATACCAGAAAAGCCACTGTAACCAGAGATACCAGAAAAGCCACTATATCCAGAGATACCAGAAAAACCACTGTAACCAGAGATACCAGATGCGCCGCTATATCCAGAGATACCAGAAAAACCACTGTAACCAGAGAAGCCACTGTAGCCAGAGATACCGCTGTAGCCAGATAGACCAGAACCACTATAGCCACTAATACCAGAGTAGCCACTATAGCCACTAATACCAGAGTAGCCACTATAGCCACTAATACCAGAGTAGCCACTATAGCCACTAATACCAGAGTATCCACTATATCCAGAGATACCGCTGTAGCCACTATACCCAGAGATGCCAGAAACGCCACTATAGCCACTAATACCAGAGTAGCCACTATAGCCACTAATACCAGAGTATCCACTATATCCAGAGATACCGCTGTAGCCACTATACCCAGAGACACCAGAGAAGCCACTGTAGCCAGAGATACCGCTGTAGCCAGATAGACCAGAACCACTATACCCCGATACGCCACTATATCCTGATGTGCCACTGTAGCCTGATAATCCTAAACCACTGTAGCCACTGTACCCAGACACGCCAGAACCACTATAGCCAGAAATGCCGCTATAACCAGAAATGCCACTGTAGCCTGATATACCGCTGTAACCTGATATACCGCTGTAACCTGATATACCGCTGTAACCTGATATACCGCTGTAACCTGATAATCCTAGTCCACTGTAACCTGATATACCACTGTAGCCCGAGATGCCAGAACCACTGTACCCAGAAACGCCACTGTATCCGGAGACGCCACTGTAACCAGACTTGCCACTGTAACCAGAAATACCGGAGTAGCCACTAAAACCAGATAGTCCAGAATAGCCAGACCAGCCAGAAATAGGGCCAATAACTTGTTGCGTACCGTCGCTGTAATAAATTACTAAATCGCCGTTCGACGGAACGTAAACAATTGTAGTGATCAGTTTGCCGGGCGACGCAGCATTGGCAATCTGTGACACAGACGCCTGCTTTGTTACTCCGTTTTGTACCAGCGGTACCTGTTCGTTACCAGTTAAGGTGATCGCAACAGGCAGCTGCGTTATCGACTGATCTGCCATTTGTTTTTATTAAGTATAA